CCATGTGCAATCCTTTACCGCGATATTGCGGCAGAGATACTGGTCGTCAGCTGGTGTGTACGGGCCAGAAACAAAGATTGAATACAGCTTGTAACCATTGTTTGGATCTCCTGCGTATGGAGCCCCAGAAAGTGCCCAGTTGCCCCAAGGATGGAATAACTTAAACGTACAACGTTCAATGATAAAATCGCTATTAAGAGAACTAAAGCTTGGCGTTGCTGCGTCATCATCAACAGCAGTAATCGCACCACAGAATGGGTAGTAACTGGCACTTGTGTTGACACCAGTAAAGGTCATATCGAAGTTTAGTCCAGCAATGTGGACTCTTTTGCAACTTTTAAAGTTAGTGAAACGCAAACCACCGTTGGTTGTGATATTGTGACCTACAACCTTAATAGTAGCTCCAGTACCAACAAGAGCAATGTCTGTTTTGGACAAAAAGTCCATCACCACATTACCATAGACGCTACTATAAGGAGCACCTTTATAAGAAATTAGATAAGTTCCAGAGCCAAAGTCAAGTTGCTGGCCATTCTGTAAAGCAGCAGCCGCAGCAACTAAAGCATTGGTATCATCTATAATACCATTTCCGACAGCACCAAAGTCCTTAACAGAGACAATATCCCTCAACTTGTCTTCAACAGTCCTAGTGACTGCACCAGTACCGGCCTGGGTAAACCGCACTCCATCGGCAGTGGCAGTCGCGGTGTTTTGAAACTTGCGGATATTGCCGTTTGTGTCTTTGGTGTAAAGCTCAGCATCTGCTGCATTGATTGCAATCTCGCCCACATCGATATCGCCCGCTACAGGTGGTGTTCCAGCAACTGTGCTGTTCTTGTGGGTGATCTTATAGGTCATGGCAACAGTGCCTTATGGGTAACAGTCTAGCCTTCGCGCAACTGCACCTCGCGCACGGTTACAAAGTTGGCTGATCCGGTAATCACATCCGTGGCGCGAACACTGACAGCGCTACTCGTCAGCATAATTTTCGCTTTGTAATACAGGTCACCGGGCAGCAGCATTCCGGTATAGCTGGTGCGGTCTTGCGCATCTCCGTCAATCATCCAAAACTCAGCCTCAGCCTCCGATTGCTCGTTAGTGTTCAGCAGCAAGCGCAGCATGTTGCTTGTGCCAAGCGTGGCCAATGCAGTTGCATCAAGGGTGAAGGCGGCAGGAGCCGGCGTTACCGCTGCGTTGTTGTAGGCAGTTGCTCCAGCGCTGCTGCCACTCACTGCAGCATCGTTGTAAGTAATGTTTTCTTCAACGCCAAAAAACACATAGGCATTGGCGTATTCGCTGCGACTGACGATTGCGGTGTTGCGGGTGTCGCGTTCCTCGCGCTCAATAAAGAAATCAAACGTGCCACCACCTTGCACCAGCGACTTAACGCCATCAAAGAATTGATCGCCCAATCCGGTGGTGTCAATTTCGCTGGCGTTGAGGTTAAGGCTCCAGCTTTGCAGGCAAGCCTCTAGCTTCCATTCGTTGACAAGGCGCAGTTCAATTTGACCGGAAGGATCTAACGCAAAGTCGGATTGATCGATGCCCTCTCGCGTCACGTCATTAGCGCCTTCTAGCGCCGCTGCTCGCGTGCGATAAAACGACAGCCGATTGAGCGCATCAACGTGTACGTACAGCCGATTGCGGTAGGGAGTGATATCTGCGTCCGACTGCACGGCAAACACATTGCCGTCTTCTGTTGTCAGTACATCGTTATTTTCAGTCGATAACCAACGAAATGGGCGCAACAGTCCGGCAGGGTATGCCGTGCCGTAACCGACCATCTCGGCATAGTCTTGATAGTCAAAGATATTGGCGTAGCTTGGAATCAGCGGATCGCTGTACAGATTTGCGTTTGGCCAATTATTTGTGCTCGCAACCTCGACAAGATCGCCGCTGCGGAATCCTGTCGTTGTCAACGAGATGATGTTCTTGTCTTGGTTCAGCGCAGTAACGTTTACCGCAACAGGTGCTGGCGCTGAGCGGCTTAGGACGATTTTGCCGTTAGTACCAAGAACTGCCATGGCTAGCTAGGCGCACCAGTAAACTGGAATGCCACATTGGTGCTGGTCACGTCGCCGACAGAGACGGACGTGCCGACTTGCGTGATGAACACGCTGCCGGCGATTGTTTGCCCTGTGCCAACAGTTAGTGTCACTGCAATCGGCGTCTCACGCGAGCTAGCGGTGTTCAGCACATTTGCAATCAAATTGCCTTTGATTTCGGCTTCGTAGATGAACGTCGCATTACCTGTTGCTCCAATCAGGCCAGGCGTATATGTGCGACTGTAATTACCAAGGTTCGTGGTCTCAAGCGCATCACGCGAGATGTCTACCGTGGCGTTACGCACCACTCCGGTGTACCCGTTAATGGTGAAGCTGCCGTTAGCGCCTGTGTATGCCATGACTACAGTCTAAGCTCAGCCACCAGCGCCACGCGCACATTACTGCGCCCAGGGCTGCCCGAGCTTTCGATGCTTGGCGGCTCTTCAGCAAAAAACCATTTCAGCCCTGCGCCGGTTGCGCTGCCGTCAAGCCATGTTGTCAACGTAGAGGATGCGCCACTGAACAATGCTGCGGGCAGCGTCAGATCAGTTGTGGCACCTTTGGCTGAGTTGTATGCCTGCGCAATAGCGGCCGCATTGTCGTCGGTGATGTTGTCAAAGCCGAGGCTGAGTTGCGCTTGCGATGGGCGGTTGCCCCATAGCCGGCGCGTTGTGACGCCAGATTGTGACGTGATGCCGCTTGTCGGCCATCGCGGTGCCGTAAAGCTTCGACTGGTTGGCGTGATGCTTGGAAATGCGACAGCCATCACTCAATCACCCAGTTGCCAGCAGTATCAAAGCCGTTTGCCAGCTCCAAAACACCTGAGGCGTTGGTTGGCATGTGAACCGCTTCAATGTTAAACGTGCCTTCCTCGTCTGGCGTAATCCGCTCGATCTGGTAGGTACGCACCTGCGTGCTGGGCAGCTTGACGGTGAACACCACGCCAACCGGAGTGGCTACCATGCCGCCGTTGCTTACGGTCAGCGTTGCATCGGCTGGCGGCGTGCCTTCTGTGCCATCCCATGCGATCACGTTGTAGGCGCCATCGGCCAGAGGCTTGGTGCTGACTAGTGCGCCATCAGCGGTGACGACGCCATTGTTGAATTCGTCGTATTGCGTCTCATCCATTGCCACGCGGATGTAGTCGCTAGGTCCAAGCTTGGCTAGTGCGCCTTCATGGGTTGTGCGGAAACTGATTGCGTGCGTCGGAATGCGGCGCATCCGGATGATGAACTTGGCGGCATCAATCGCGTGCGCACGGTTAGTGACGTAATCGCTGAGATCGAGCGACTCAACTGGATCGGTTGCGGTGCCGATTGTCTCACGCACCAGCACTTCGCGCTCAGTCGGGAAGATGCCGGGATTAGTGGCGTCAGTGCTGGCGCGCTCTTCGCGGTAGCGCACGCTGACTTGGATCGGCTCGCGCTCCTCGGGTTCTAGATATTGCAGCTTGAAGCTGCTCTCAACGATATTGCCGGCCGTGAACAGACCCTTGATCGGCACTGCCGTGAACTGCAGTGCCGGACGCAAATAGAACTTACCGTCGCTCTCGCCAAACACCAGCAGATGGGCGGCTGCGGTGTCTGCTGCCCACTGGCGAAGGTTGACGCGATCGGCTTGCACGCCATCGAAGAAGTATTTGCGGTCGTAGCACCAATCCGCTGCCGTCTCAAAGGCGTCAAGGTCGATCATCTCATCGGTGATCAGATCACCAGCGCCGTAGGTGGCATTGGTCATCAGATCCAGCAGCACATCAGGGAATAGGTGCGTGGCGCCAACCGCAAGGCTGTTCCGCAGGCGCCGGCACGTTTTGCCGCCGGTCACATAGCAACTGAACTGCCCAAACTGCTGCCACTCAACCGAACTCATCACGTTGATGCCGACTAGGGCGAGGTCGTCATAGACCGGTGCCGTGGCATTCGGCACGATCTCGTTGATGTAAACCACCTCGTGTTCAGGTCCACTGCCGGCGCTGCTCTGAGC